CCCAACATTTGTGAGATTAGTAGTCATATCCTGATCGATATCTTCTAAAGGTTTGAGTGATGTTACTATTGCCTGTATAGCATTTGTTCTTCTATCGTCTGAATCAACTGTCATATCCGAACCAAAGAGGAAATTGAAAACACTTCTTACCTTTTCCATACCACCTTCTAATAATTCTTTTACTGCAAAACTTGCGACAAACAAACCAATTGCAGGGCCAATTCCAGCGAGTGCCTTAATCCTTGTTGTCAAACCTTCGGTTTCTATTTCGTTAAATGAAACTAACCCTTCAGCAATATTAGTTGACAATTTTTTAAATCCAGAACCATCAATACCGATAACGTCAGCACCCTCACCAACTGCACCAATACCTGCAAAGAAAGCACCTATCGCCGCACCTGCTATTCCAAGACCTACAGCAACTTTAGCACCTACCACTAAACCACTACCGCCTGGCAGTGCACCAAAAATACCACCAACTGCAAATGCTCCAGCGAGACCTGCCATATCTCTATCAGAAAATGCACCTAAACCTTCTGCAAGGTTTTTCATTTGTTTCTTTAGAAGTTCTCCGTCTACTTGTTTCGTTACATCAAAATATCCACTAGCATTGATACCTGCAAAGAAACCACCAATACCCAGACCAACTGATGTTAGACCAGTAACAATTTTTAATTGTCCTACTGCACCTGTTTGAGTAGCAAATAATGCTGCACCACCTGCCAATAGTCCAGCAACCTTTGTTGCATCACTTTCAGCAAAAGCGCCTGCAAGTGCAGAAACACCTACACCAAAGTTGGTCATCATCTTTGATAATACAGCACCATCCGTTTGAAGTCCTAATGCTTCTGCCGCATTAAGACCTGCAAAGAATCCACCAATACCTAAACCAAGTGCGGCGAGACCAGTTACTGTTTTTATTTTTCCAACAGTGCCAGGTATTGCAATAGTAAAGAGGGCAGTCGCACCTAATATTCCTGCCGCAATCATTGCACTATCTGAAGTTAAATTTGACGCAAGTCCACTAAGACCTACACCAAAGTTTTCCATCATCTTTGATATTGCGGCACCGTCTGCATTTAGATAAGATGCAGCTGCATCACCTAATGCTAAACCTGCAAAGAAACCTCCGATACCTAAACCAAGAGCACCCATACCAGTTGCTACACCTAGAGAAGTGACACCAGGCAGTGAAACAAAAAGTGCAGAACCTGCTAATGCTGCACCTAGTGCAACTAAGTCTGGAGTCTCGAATGCTTGAAGACCCTCTGCTAAATTAACCATCAAACTTTTGAGATTGTCACCAGTACCAAGTTGATTCATAATTCCTTCTGCGCCTGCAAGACCCACAAAGAATGCACCTAGACCTGCACCAGCCGCACCCATACCGATACCCAGTCCTGCTAGACCACCACCAAAACCACCTAATGTGTTACCACTCGCAATATTTCTGTTGTTAGTGACTTTTTGTGGTTTTTGTGCAGCAGCCGCTTCTCTGGTTGCTTCTAGTAATTCTTTTGATTCAAAACTTTGTTGTAAGAAAAATGCACTAAAGATTTTATTAAGAGACGCTACTTCAGAAGCAGTTGCTTGAGTCGCCCTTTGCAGATTACGCATGTCTTGTGCGTCTGCTTGTTGGTTAGCATGCAGTTTATTAATTACATCTTGTAACGTCTTCTGAACCATGTCATCTACCTTGTTGTAACTTGATCTCTTGTTCTTTAATAAAATCTATCAACATGTTTACGTACACTTCTTTTTCCCACGGTATCATTTCGTCTATCTCATTCAACGAATATTTGTGATGTTGCATCAAATCAAAATTCGTTTTGTAGTATGCCATCAAACTGGTATGAGATAGACAAACTAGAAAAAAGACTGCATACCCTCCAATAATCTTTCGTTGCCATGACCGCAATGTTGACATTCAAATTTTAAATTATATTTCACAGTCGGTTGGTTTTCCATATAACTACGTATTTTAGAGAACTGTTCACTTGTCATTGACTCTAGAAACTCTACTGCATCTTGATGAGATATATCTCTAAAACTAATTCTTTCGTCCTCGGTAAGTACTGCATCCATAGATTGTATAATGACTGCAAATATCTTATCCATTGCTTTTCCTTCACCCAAGATGTGATCATTACTTGCAATCTGATCATATGACGGTGCTCTCATTTCTATTGAAATAGCATCTGTGAGTTCAATCTTACTGGGTAAAACTTCACCCTCAATTTTTATATCGTTTATGTCTACTACAACTTCAGTTTCACCTTCACACTCTTCACACTTCACTAACAAATTTGTTTTATCACCTACGGACTTACCTCGGATTTGTAAAAACAAATATTCAACATCATATGATGTGAGATCACTTGGATTTATTTTATCTTCTGTACATGAAACTATGGTATCAATTATTGCATTTGCAATTTGTTTTGGATCTTGAGATTCCATAGCAATCAGAAGAATCTTTTCTTCTTTCACAACAAAAGGTCTAATACGAACCTGTTGTTTTAACGAAGGTATAGTTACCGAATACTTCGGCATATCATTTAGTTTTGGCAATGCCATAATTTACTCCTAAGAAAATAGAGACCCGAATCCACCACCTACTTTGATGAATCCTTGCGGATCATTAATCGCTTCCCATCTTGTATATGAGAACTGTACAGCAACCTGTACCAGTCCATCAAGTTCATTGTTCAATTCAATCGAATTAACAGTTGTAGGAAATGCTTTCAATAACTTACATGAATAGACAGTCCCTGCTCCTAACCCTATATTTATCGATGCAGGCCCAACATCTACATTTTTGTTGATAATAGGTTTTCTTAATTGATGTATCCTAATATCTCTTTCATAATCATTTTTGTATCCTACTGTATGATTTGCTTCGTCCACTATTGTGGCCATCCATGCGTCCATGTATTTTTTTATTCCATAATCATTGAGTGCATAGAAGGTCATCGTCACGTCATCTACTGCATATCCATGTGCAACCTTTTGAAACTCTAATCCAATTCTACGATCATGAGTCATGATTTGTTTGCCTGGCAACTGTACACTATTACATAAAATATTGAGTTCATTACCACCCATTGTTGCAATTCTGCTTAGTATACTATTACCACCAAAGGAACTAGGTAACTCTACAAGAAAATTACTTGTTCTCGCAAATCCTAATTTAACAGACGCTAAACTCTTTAATTCGTCAACACTTGCCATTAAATCATTCTCCTAGAATCTGAATAAACTTTACTTTTACTTCCTTCAAAATCTGCAGTCGGTAAGAACGTTGCGATTTCCCATTCTGGTGCGGATACTCTTGCTAATCTACTCTTTACGTGTGCAAACAAATAATGTTTGTAACATGGTTTAAAAAATCTTAACTTGGACGTAGCAACCAATAATTTATATGATATTTCAAACCTTGTACTATCATCATACTTCTTATTATTAGTCACGTCCATCAGTGCGTCTAACATTTTTGCTCTCAGTACTGGAGGTAGATAATGTAGATTCAATCCATAGAACCCACCCTCTGCAGGCCCAACTATGACTGACAGAGGAAACCTGTCATAGTAGGGTAAAGTCTTCTTGTGTTTGGGATCGTAAAAGAACATGTTCATAGAACCAATCAATGGTTGTGACTTGTTTACTAGTTTCATTTGTTCATCACGCATCAATGTGTTTCTATTAACTTTACCCATTGATGCTAGTTTATTACGAAACCAAGCACGTGATTGTTTAGTTCGTGGGGTAATCCCTGCACGAAATGCTTCTTGTTCTACTTTGGCGAATAAATTAGACATAACACTATTTATAACTATTTTTTAGGTTTTTTTCGAAAAGGTTTCAAAGGTTTTAGTTTCTTAGTCTTCTTGAACTCTTTGAGTATTCCCATGGACTTCAACGTCTTCTCAGTCCAGATCTGAAATTCCCATCCACGGTCTTTCGCATAGTCGTTTGCTGCTTCCCACTTGTTCATGTTCTTCACGTATGTCATTGCTTCACCAATGTATCGTTTAGACTTATTTGGGTTCTTAGGAAGTTCTGTTTCTTTCTCTGGTTTTATTTCAACCAATATTGTTTTACCGTCTTCAAATGTAATTTTTAAATCAACAAAATATCTGTGCATACGTTTATCTACGTCCCAGAAGTATGGAACGACAGTTTCCTCAGAAGACCAGTACTTTACCTTTGGATTTCTCTCACACCAGAGAAAACATTCTTTTTCCCAGTGAGATCTATATGTCACCTTGTCAGGATTACCTCGGTACTTCTTTAAGTTTCTTACTTTGTATTTTCCAGAATATGCCATGTTTTTGTTATAAATAGGTTTACATAAATTTTATTTATTAAGGAAATAACATGGCTAGTATCGCTGGTGCAAATGCAACTCCTCAAGGCGCTCTAAATCGCAGCAGCGCAACAGATAAGTTAAAAAAGTTTTTTCAAGAAGCAGAAACATCAGAGTCTGCGATAAAAAGGAAACAAGAAGGTGGTAGTCTACGATACCCAGTTGATGAGAGTTTTCCTGTATACATGCAGTATAGAGTAAGAGAAATTATTCCACCTGTAATGAATGCGTTAGATCAAAGTAACGAATTGTATCAAGCATATGCAGCGGATGATATCCCTCCAGTTAAAGATGCAGGTATGGGAGGTGGAAATGCTGAGACTGCGGCCGAACAAGCACGTAAAGCAAAAATAGAAAGTGAATATTCAAAATTTAGAAGTATAGAAGCTGCTGCAGGTCAAGAGTATCAACAAAGAGTAGCATTGTCAAAACGTAAAGGATTACAACAGGGACTACTGGGATTTAAAACTGCATACTTAGAAAATCCTATTGATGTAAGATTATACATGCCGCCTGGGATAATGGTTCATGACAATATTCAATATGATCAACAAGGAATGGGATTAGCAGCTGCGTCAGGTTTAATGGCGTTCAACAATACTGGATCTGGACTTGCAGCACTAAAAGGAGTTGCATCTGAGATGGCAACCAGTCTCAGTGGTTTATTTGGTGGAGGTGGTGGAGATCTAGAAACAGCAAGAATTGGTGGAGCAAGACTTGCAGGTCTTGCACAGAAAGCACTTACATCTGGTCAACAAGCAGCGATAGGACTTGCACTGCAAGTTAAAGTAAATCCTAACACAAGATCTATATTTCAAGGTGTGTCAGTCAGAAACTTTTCTTTTCAGTATGATTTTTTTCCTACATCTAGACAAGAACAAAACATTGTTGAAAAAATTGTAAGGATGTTTAGAGTTCAAATGTATCCTGCCGCAATACCAGAGTCTTCACTTATAGAAGGATTTCCGTTGGGATATAAGTTTCCAAATTTATTTGAAATAACTTTTAAACATGGTAATACTACAATAGAAGGAATGCCTAAACCTTTGTTTTGTTATTTGAGAGACTGTAGTACATCATATAATCCAGGCAATACTGGTTTTCATGATCAGGGTAAACCTACACACATAAACATGTCATTACAATTCCAAGAGTTCAGAGCACTGAACCAACAAGATATTCAGGACGGGCACTAACATGTCTAGATTTTTTACAAACTTTAATAAGGTTGATTATGTTTTTGGTGATGAATTCAATTCAAAAGGTGGCGCAGAACTAACACTTGAACTGTTTCAAGACATAACTGCATACGTAGATTTTATAGATGAATTAAAAAACCTAGCACCTTATTACTCAAAATATTATATACTAGACAATGATCGACCAGACCAAGTGTCACACAAAATATATGGAACAACTGATTATCATTGGACTTTCTATTTAATGAATGATGACATCCGTAGACAAGGATGGCCTCTATCGATGAGAGCACTTGATGAAAAAGTAAAAAGAGATTTCCCTCACAAGTTTGTAAGGTCACGTGCAGACTTGACTGGTATCATGATTCCTGGCCAGAGGGCATTTGCATCTAACTCTGCGGCGGGTGGTACAATACTGAGAAGGAATCTAGATCTTGGTGAGATTATTATACAATCCGAAAGAGACTTTACACCACCTGAACAATTGACCAA